CTGAGGTAGGCACCAGTGTAATTAGTAGTTGGGTCCATTATCATAGGCCAGAGCGTAGTGCTGGTGTTCATCGTGATCAGAAACGATCTCATCACCATAATCAAGAGTAATACGATTCATATCACTCTCAATGGCAATTTGATAGTCTGGGGTTAACCCCCATGCACTATAAACACTAGTCCTGGCCTCTTCAGTGATCTCATCCTCATTTAATTTGAGATCACCCATCAACATATGGATACCAGTTCGAAATTGAACACTGTTCCTTATGTTACCACTAACCACACCATTCCTTTCCATCATCCTGTAGTAAGCTGAAACTACTGGTACACCACGAGTTAATGCTAATCCACACTCACCAACAGCTCCCAACCACTTCCGAAAGGCACCATCAGTTTCCAATGGAACTATAGACATTGCGTCTTTAGCCATGGAAGTCGGTATGTTTCGGACCATGATTGGACCATTGATGGTCATAATTGGTCGCATTTGACAAAACTCGATTGCTTCTGGAATGTAAGCTGATGGTTCCACCACCATGCGAAATCCTACATCCAAAAACCAGTTTTCCAGTCCATCGCGAAAGGTTTGTTCGTCATGTTTTTCCATGAAAGCCATGCAATCGTCACCATTGTTCATCAGCTTAACACTGATGCCCTTGTAACTTGCATAACTATAGATCATGGCGCACATTAGCAGGCAGTTGCCCAGAGCGGTGTTCATATCACCACTGAACCTGCGACCTTTCACTTTGTATCTCAGTTTACCATCATCACAGTATCCTTTCCCAATGTTGTTCATTTGCCAACTTAGTAAGTTGTCCAACTCTTTGCTACGCCCAAATAACCGCCGGTAAACGTTGTGCTCCCACTCTAACATGGATACACTCACGTGCATGTCGAATTTGGTAGCGTCTAAACCGATGGCCACTGGATTGGCAAATGAATTCCATTTCCCGTAAAGGATTCCTGCGATATCCTGCACATTATAGCCTTTGATAACTGTTGGACCATCACCAAA